CCTTCCCGTGGATGGCCACGCAACCGCATTTTGGCAATCGGTTCTTATGTTTTCCCACAATTGTTGCCACAATCTGTTCGTGTTCGTGGTGTTTTTGGCTGGTCTGAAGTGCCTTATGAGGTAAAGACTGCAGCAAAAATTCAAGCCGCACGCCTGTTCTTGCGTAACCAGTCACCTTTTGGTATTGCTGGCAACACAGATTTGGGAACGGTGCGCTTGGCTGCAAAGCTAGATGCCGATGTTGAGGCGTTATTACGCCCATTGCGTAAGAACAATGGCATGGCCGTCTAATGTTACCAAGTGAGGTTAGAAACGGCTTAAAAGCCAACCTAGAGGCGATTCAGGGTATGCGAGTGTACGAGTTAATACCTACAGTGCCAGTTGCACCAGCAGCAATTGTTGGTCAGTTAGATTTTACTTTTGATTTGAACAATGCCCGTGGTTTAGACCAGGCAAACCTAGATGTTGTTGTTTTGGTTCAGCGTTTCACAGAGCGCTCAGGTCAAAACGATCTTGATAAGTACCTTGCAGGCAGCGGGGCTTACTCAATCAAGGCAGCAATTGAATCTGATTTAACTCTTGGTGGGGCTTGCAACACTTTGCGTGTCACATCTGCCGAAGCGGGAACTTATGCCGCTGGGGATATTGAGTTTCTTTCGTACCGTTACCGTCTCACCGTTTGGGGATAAGGAGAAAAATGAGCTACACAGTTACCTCGGACAATTTCGAGGCGAAGAAAAAAGGCGAAACAATCACCGATAAAGAATTGCTTGAACTAGGACTGAACGCAGATGCCCTAGTTGCAGGTGAACACATCAAAAAATCAGCACAAACTAAACCAGCAACAGTAGAGGAAACAAAATAATGGCCCGTATTGTCCTAACAGATGCTTCAGTTGTAATCAATGGCATCAATCTCAGTGAGTTTATTACGAGCGTGGCACTTTCAACATCAGATGATGTTGTTGATACAACAGGTATGGGTTCAGCAGGAGCGCGTACCCGTGTTGGTGGGCTTGCTGATAACTCAGTTACATTTGAATTCAATCAAGACTTTGCAACATCTGCACCTGAAGTGACAATCAACGCAGTTGGTTCATCACTTGTTGGAACAGTTACAACTTGCGTTGTAAAGCCAACATCAGCAGCCGTTGGTGTGGCAAATCCTAGTTACACATTTTCCGCGCTTTGCGCCGAATGGCAACCACTATCAGGTGCAGTTGGCGAACTTGCAACAGTTTCTGCAACTTGGCCAATTTCAGGCAACATTACAAAGGCGGTTGCATAATATGGCACGCTTAGTATTAACAAATGCTTATGTTCTTTATGCGAGCAACGACATTTCTCAATATGTAACTTCAGTCTCATTAAGTTCTAGCGTGGATGTTGTTGACACCACAGGCCTCGGCTCGTCAGCTCGTACACGCGTTGGTGGATTGTTTGACAATCAATTAACTGTTGAGTTCAATCAGGATTTTGCAGACAATGCCCTTGAAGAACTTATCAATGGTACATCACTTGCAACATCAACTGTTGGAACGGCAGTAGCAATGGAAATTCGACCAGTCAACGGTGCAGTCAGCGCAAGCAATCCAAAATACACATTTAACGCTTTGATCGCAGAATGGCAACCACTTTCAGGTGCCGTTGGCGAGTTAGTAACCGCAAGTGTTACTTGGCCAATTTCAGGCGTTATTACTAAAGCAATTTCATAATCTACTAAGGGGGAAAAGATGGATGGATTAGCAATTAAGGTAAAAACAACTGAAGGTGTTGAGGTCTCTTACAAATTAACGCCTCGCATTATTGTTGCATTTGAACAAAACTTTGGTAAGGGTATGCCTCATTTGCTGGGGCAGGAACAAAGAGTTGAACACATCTATTGGCTTGCTTGGAAAGCAATGCAAGTTAACGGAGTAGTTGTAAAACTTTTTGGTCCTGAATTTTTAGACACTATCGTTTCTGCCGAATTGGACAGTGATAGTTCTTTCGAATCCACCGCAACAGCCTAACTTACACGGTTGCTGCGGTGGCCTGCGAAACTGGTATTTCTCCAATTGATCTATTAGATGCCCCTGAAGGTATCTTTGAAGCAATGACTATTTATTTGAAGGAACGAGCTAAAGCCAATGGCTAGTGATGTAATTGTTTTAACAGGCATCAAAGAAACATTGGATGCGCTTAAAGAGTTTGATAAAGATGCCGTAAAGCGTTTTAACAAGATTATCAATACTGAACTTGCTGGCGCTCAACGCGATGCTCGCAACATTATTACCGATGAACCACCGATGAGTGGCTGGCGTAAGGCAGATGCTGCCAAAGGCCGCACTCGCGGTGGTCAAGGATGGCCAGGCTGGAACGCTGGCGAAATCAAAAGCAAGATCACAAAGACAAAGGCTCAGGGCAAGGTTCGCAAAGGCGATTACACAACCAGTGCTGGTGCTTTGCTTAACAAATCTGCAGCGGGTTCAATCTTTGAAGTTGCTGGTCGTGTGGCATCAGGTACAAGCCGAATGACTGCCCAATCTTCAAGTGGGCAATTTCTGCGTACTCTTGGCAACAGATTTGGAAAGGCTTCGCGTGTAGTATGGCGTGTTGTTGATAAAGATAGAGCAAGAATTGAAGCAAATGTAAATCGCGCTTTGGAAGATGCAAAAGCGCAATTGCAAAGGGTACTCAATAGAGAGCGAGCATAACAAATGGCAGTTGGCGCAATTGTAGCCCGCATCCTCACTCAGTATTCTGATAAAGGTTCAAAGGCTGCTCAAAAAGATATTGCCACACTTAGTAAAAGTTTTGATGCGTTTGCTAGAAAAAGCGCAAAGGCTTTTGGCATTGCAACTGCGGCATCTGCTGCCTTTGCAGTAAAAATTGGTAAGGATGCAGTTCAGGCTGCAATTTCAGATCAGAAATCACAAGCACTTCTTGCCAATACCTTGCGCAATACAACAGGTGCAACTGAAAGCGCTATTACTGGGGTTGAAACCTACATAACTTCGCTACAAAAACAATTTAATGTTGTGGATGACGATTTAAGGCCCGCAATGGCTCGACTTGTGGGCGCAACAGGTTCAGTTGAGGCCGCACAAGGATTGATGCAAACTGCACTAAATGTAAGCGCAAAATCAGGTGCTAGTTTAGAATCTTCAATTGGCGCAATAATTAAAGCAACTTCAGGCCAATTTAAGGCTTTGAAAAATTTGGTTCCAGAATTAAGCCTTGCCACAATTAAGTCAAAAGATGTTGCTAAGGCTTTTGAGGAAGTTAATAAGGCAAGTGCAGGTGCTGCTGCAACACGCGCTAACACTCTTGAATATCGCTTAAAGGGATTACAAATTGCCTTTGGCGAAATCCTTGAAACTCTTGGTTATGCACTTTTGCCAGTTATGGAAAAGTTTGCCAATGTTATTGCAAGAGATATTTTACCAAAACTTGAAACATTTATCACAACCAATAAAGATAAACTTGCTGCCTCATTTACCCTTGCTGCAAATGCTGCCGTTGCCTTATTAACGGCATCAATTAACTTTGCCAACTGGATTTCAAACAACATGGGCCTTGTTAAAACAATGGGCGCACTTATTGCTGGAATGTTTATTGTTTCAAAGGTTTATGCAATGATTACCGCAGTCAATCTATTAACCGCTGCATTTGTCAGAATGAATACTGCATTAGGTGCAGGCGCAATTGGTGCTATTACAAAAAGTGCAGCCAAAGGTGGCATATTTGCAACTCTTGCCGTGGCTCTTGCTGCTGGCAATGTCGGTGGCAATCTGGGAACAAAAATTGCCGCTGCAATACCTGGAACAACTGCCAACAGAGCTAAAAATTCCGAAAACATATTAAAAAACCCTTCTTTCCTTCCAAAGTCACCATCCCCAAGCGACATTTTAAGCGGTAGGTTTTCAACAACCTCAACACCTTCAATTGGCGGCACTGATGCACTTGCGGCTTTTCTTGCTGCGCTTGCTAAAAATACGGCTGCAATTAAGAAGAACACCAAAACCGAGCAGGACAAAATTACTGCTGAAGCGGTGCGCCAAAACCTTGCCCGCCAAAAGACTCTTTCAGGTTCAACTGCACTTGCAGTTGGTCAAGGTGGCAGGTTGTATATGCCAAATAGCGGGGTCAATGTTGCAGTCAAGGTTGAAGGCTCTGTAGTCACTCAACAGGATTTAGTGACAAGCATTGTCAATGGCATTGAACGCACCACACGCCGTAGCTTTGGAACTGTTGGAGCGTTTGACATCCTATGACAGCCTTTGACGGAGTAACCACACCTTCAATTGCAGTTCAATTCCTAAAAAGTGGAACTTGGACTTCAGTAACAACAACTGATGTGATTCAGATTGATATTCGCCGTGGTCGTTCCCGACAGAATGAACGCGATCAGGCAGGTCTTGCATTTATAGTTTTCAACAACACATCAGGCTATTACGACCCTGACAATACTAATGCTGGCAGTCCGTGGGTAGTTTCAGGTTCAAGCATCCTTCGCGATGGCTTACAAATGCGAATTATGGCCACAATTGGTGGAACTTCATACGCGCTTTACTACGGCTTTCTTGAAGAAACTAAGGTTGACCAGGGCGAAGCGCCAGCATCAACAATGACTTTTGTTGATGGCATTGCCTACATCGCCGATGCCCAGGCACCAGCATTGGCAACTGCAGCAAACGCCGAAACCGCAGCCACACGCGTTGGCCGTATGCTCGACATTGTGGGCTGGCCAGGTGGGGCTTCACGCTCTTTAACTGGCACTGTAAGCCTGTTAAAGACAGTGCAAAATCGTTCTTGTATGGATTTGATTTACCAGGCAGTTGATGCGATTGCTGGCCGTTTCTATATCTCACGCTCAGGTGTAGCAACACTTGTTCCATTAGCCGATAAGTTCAGCCGCCCAACTCAATTGCTTTTTACAGATACTGGTGCAAGCAATACGGCACCTTATATGCAACTTTTTACAAATCCTGGCACTTACTATGTAGTAAATCAGGCAGTAGTTAACCGTGGAAATGCTAACAACCAATATACATCACGATATAACCCAAGTGTCAGCGCTTATGGCATTGCTAAAAACCCTATTGATGCACCTGTTTCTACAGATTCTAATGCTCAAAATTTAGCTTTATACGAATCACGCAAACTAGCAACACCTGTTACCTATGTTGAACGCATTGATTTTAACGCTTTAGCAATTGGCACAAACGGGTTGCTTTATCCTGATTTTCTATCAACAGAATTGGCAGATCAGGTAAGCGTTGTACGCACAACCTATGATGGGCGCACTATTCAATGGAACCTTGTGGTTGAGGGTATGGCTCATACCATTAGTCAAAGCAACTGGATGGTTTCTTACACTACTTCAGCCATCAATCCGTATTCAATTACAATCTAGGGGGTAGATGATGCCATTATGTCCACAAATTACTAACACCCCTATCACAGTTTCTTTAACTGCAGATTTTACAGTTACCAATGTTTTGCCAGTGTTGCCTGCCAATACTGAACAACTGAATGAAGTAATTGTGTTGGCTGATGGAAAAACAAAAGCCTTTTATCAAGCAACCGCGCCAACTGTCGGTGTAAGCGAAGGCGATATTTGGTTTGATACTGATGATGGCAACAAACAGTATTATTACAATGGCACCGCTTGGGTATCGGTACAGGATACGGCTATTGCGGCAGCAACTTCGGCAGCAGCAGCAGCAACTGCAGCATCAGCAGCGGCGGCAGCAGCAGCGGTTGCAGCTCAATCAACTGCCGATGGAAAGAACAAGGTATTTCGCCAAACTTCAGCGCCAACAGCATCGGCCGCAGGGGACCTTTGGTTTGATACTGATGACGACAACCGCATTTACCGTTGGAGTGGTAGCAGTTGGGTAGCAAATGATCTTGGTACAAATGCCTTAGCCAATTTTAGTGCCAACAAAATTACTTCAGGAACAATTGATGCTTCAGTAATCACTGTTTCTAACATCAACGCTGGCAACATTTCAACTGGCACATTGGCGGCAGATCGAATTTTGGCAGCAAGCATTACAGGTTCAAAAATTGCTGCTAATACAATTACCGCAGCCAACATTACTGCAGGCACAATTACAGCAACTGAAATTGCCACAGGAACGATTACCGCAGCAAAGATTGCGACTGGCACAATTACTGCAACTCAAATTGCTGCAGGCACAATTACAACCGACAAACTTGTTGCTGGAACACTTACTGGTTTTCTAGTTCAAACAAGTTCGGGTTCAACCTCAGTAAGTCTTGATGGTTCAAGCAATTCAGTTACATTCAAAAATAGTGGCAGCAATGTCGGCCACATTGTTCCGCTTTCCAGCAATGGTGTTCTTATGCATTATGGAGCAAGCGCCGATGGTTCGGGTGGAACATTTCCGCAGTTATATGTAAGTTCAAGCAATGCATTAGTTGCTGCAAGCAATTCAATTTATGTAAGCGCATCAACAAGTCTTGGAATCAACTTGCAAGGCACAACAGCGCTCAACAGTCAAACAAACTACCCAGGTATTGCAACTGGTTCAGGTAGCACACTGGTTGTTGTCACTACAGGTTCTCGCATTGCTTACACCACATCATCTGAACGCTTCAAAGAGCAAATTCAATACATCAACACAACTGGTTGGCTTGACAAAGTTTTGGCAATGCAACCAATTACTTACAAAACAAGTGAAGATTTTACAATTGAAGGTGAGCCAAACGATGAACAAATTGGTTTTCTTGCTGAAGATATTTTTGATATTGGCGGTGGATTAGAAAAGGCAGTTGTCCTTGACCCGCTAGGTGACCCATTCTCATTGTCTTATGATCGTTTGACTGTTTTTTTAATGCTTGCAATCAAGGAAATAAAAGCTGAAATAGATCAACTCAAGGGGGAATAATGGAACAAGAAATTGACATTCAAGAAGTGTTAAAAAATATGCGTGAAACCATTGGCGTACTTGCCCAGGAAAACGCAGTGCTAAAAGCACAATTAACAACTAACTCATAACGGGAGAACCGCGCAAATGACACCATCAAACTGGGCAGGCTTAATTGTCTCAATCATCGCAATCGTAAGTGCCTTTGCAGGCTCAGTGCGATGGCTTGTTAAGCATTACCTCAACGAACTCAAGCCCAACGGTGGCAGCAGTTTAAAAGATGCAGTCAATCGCCTTGAAGCACAAATGGAGTTAATCCTAGAGTTGGTGAAGTCAAAGTGAAGTTAGCAAAAAAGGCATCACCAGCGGCAGTGGCAGTGCTACGCCAAGCCACCGCCCTGAAGCCATTGCGTAAGAAGTTATCTGATGGGCTATTGCCATCTGCTGCCCATCAGGTTCAAAATCCAAAGTCAGATCACAATACTGGCCTAGCCGTGGACTTGACCCACGACCCTAAAA